CTAAGTTTGGAGGAGAGTTATACTCAGAACCACCATTGTTTACAATAACATCAACAATCTGAGAATTACTGATGATGGGAGTAAGTTGAGCATCTTTACCACTCTTCAATGTAATATTTGGTTGTCTGTTGAAATTGACAATCTCAGATGATCCATATGAGACACCATTCGATGTCAGGTCAATAGAGTTGATCGAACCTCTGAATAGAGGTTGAATCTTAGCTTGAAAATCTTGACCAGCAACAGTCGTAACACCGATGGGGCCATCGAGGATGAATTCAATTGGACGATAGTTAAAACTACCATTACCAACTGTAGTAATATCAACCAGAATATCTCTATCGTAGTAGAACTTCTTATCGGTGTTACCAGATCCTACCAGGGACAGAGAGAAGTTATCATCGTCTACCTTAATGACATAGTACTCTTCAGATGTAGAAAGTCCTACGATACCACCAGATGTGGTGGAGTACTTAATAATTTCACCAGATGAGTACCCGTGATTAGGAATCTCAAAACGATTCTGTGCAGTGTTGATACCAGCTGCAGGAATGTTTCTCTTTCTGTTCTTGTAACCACTACCTGGGTTTGTGATTACAACATTGGCGACGATAGATCTTGGACCGACAGCAGTGATTGCCTGAACACCAGTTCCATAATTTGTAATGTCAACTGTGTTGATTCCGGCAACTGCATCTGATACCTTTCTGTGGAGTGTAATTGTAGATGAGTCTACAGAGTTAATATAATAGAAAGCATTGGTTGAAAGTCCAACCATAGGAGTTCCATCCTTGGCATCATATTGGACTTTGTCTCCAACACTGAGTTTATGGAAGGTGGAGAACCCAATAGTATCGTCACCAATGTCAACTAATTTTGCAGTTGCTTCCGAGTTGAATGTAAGAGAATGAATGATTCTCGTCATGCTGACTTCAGCTTTAGCCTCAACATCTGGTTGACCACCAGAAATTGTGATTGTGGGAGCTTCTATGTAACCAAATCCACGATCAATGATATTGAATCCAACCAAAGACCCATCAACGGATACGGTGCCTTCTGCACCACTACCATAGTTGTCTTCGATATCCAGTACAGGAGGATTGATAACATCATATCCTTCACCATTTGAAGTGATCTCAAGAGACCTAATATCTCCATAGTTGATAGAATCACCTGATTTATAGTTAAGAATCTCAACACCGTTGATGAGAATACCTGTGTATCCAGGATCAGTCTCATAGTTGCCAGATTTATTGTCAGGTGTTAAAACCTCTCTGACAATACCTTGTGGTTCGAGTTTCTTGTTGAAGAAGTCAAAGTAGATAAACTCGTTGTTGGTGACTTCTCCAGTAAGAGTGACAAACTTGTTAGAGAAAATATCAGCTCTAGATCTTGCAAGTTTGAAACTCGTTGAATTTACTCTCTTGATGTAATAAACATTACTATCAACATTTTCAAACTTACTCTCAGTTTCGTTTACAATCTCAATTCCGTTTGGAGAGATCTGAATGTCAGTAATGACACCTGGTTTATAGATGACGGCATCACCTGTCATGAAACCGTGGTCTGCATTTGTTGTTACGACCAGGGTCTCCAGATCAGCGGAACTACCACTAAATGTAATCTTTTTATCGTAAGGATCAGTGAAGATGTTGGAATAGTTTGGAAGTGAGTTGGATGCAACAGCAACATCACCATTAAACTTTTGATAAACGTTCTGAACGTTTGACACAAACTCGTTCAGCTTAGGATACTTACCAGAGTCACCTTTAAGTAATTGATTCTCAACCTTTACATATGCGATACTTCCTACGTTAGCAGCAAGTTTTGTCAGGAATGATTTAGAGGATGAAGAACGAATAACAACACCGGGGAGTTGAAGACCACTGTTACTAATAAGGATGATGTCGTAACCAGGTCTAAGGAAGTGATCATCAAACAGTGTGATGTTGTATGACTGTTCAAGTTCATCAACCAGTTCAACGCTTTCAATATTCCACTGAGTCTTGACATTGGAATACCAGTTGTCAGATCTCTCATCTCCTCTTTCAATACCAAGTGATTGAATATTGATGGTGTCATTCTCACGATAAGAGTAAGAACCATCATTTAGTTTGAATTCCTTCAGTGTTGATGCAATACGAACCTTGATAGGATTGGAAGTATCGAGACCGACATATGCATAAGATTGATCATCCAAACGGATATCAGATTTTTTGTCAAATTGTTCTGTTACTCCTGTAACATTGAAGAATTGATTAATACTTCTGCCAGTGTATGCAATCGAAATCAAATCACCAATTGAATCTTCAAAGATAAGTTTTCCAGTTTCAGGGAAACCAATCGTGGAATCTACGTCAATGATTGTAGCACCCGCACCAACCGTGTTAAGGATTTTAGTTTTTGGGTTTGGTTTGAACTCACCAAGAATCGAACCCCTTACACTAATATCACGAGCAAATCCATAGTCGATAGAAATCTGATGATATTGACCATCTCCATAAACGATAGGATTGACATCACTTACTGAACCTCTGGCTCCCGTAGAATCTTGGAACAACGTGAGATTCTTAAGTTCTAGGGGATCACCTGAGATGGTCTCTACAACATAATCCTGTGTGATTTTATAGTCGGCATCAGAAGGTCTGAATAGAAAATCACTTGGTTTGATGATTTCTACTTCTTCACCATACAGAGCTCTAAAGAGAATCTTGAAAGATTGATCTGTACCTTTTGACTTATAAAAACTATCTACATTATAGATAAAGTTTCTCTGATCGATTCCAGAATCAAGAGATCTACTATCAAAACCTGGAGTTACCTGAGACTTCAGTTTTTTGAAGAACTCCTGAAGAAAGATAATATTGAGGTTATGGATAGTTGCTCCATCCTCATGAGCCTCAATATCTGTCTTTTCAAACGTCAGAGAGTCTGGTTTACTACCAGAGATATGAGTTGTGATTCCACTGAATCCTCTGGTGCAATTGATAAAAGAGTTATTACTAATCGACTCATAATGAATGATTTCGTTGTCAATCTTGATCAGACCATTGGTCTCAGGAAACCCGTCAGTAAAGTCTGTGAGGGCCTGTGTAGGGATGGTTGTGGCAGTATAATCCAGATCACCATTCAAGGTGGTTGACGATTTGATATTGAAGAGTTGGTCAACCTTTACATATTGATCAATATTTTGAATCAGATCAAAGGTACCACCTTGATATTCCTGAGACTTATAATATTGTTTGATAAACTCTGGAAGAAGAGGAAAGTCCTCCAGAACATATCTAGGAAACTGACTCTCAACAATATCCTGGAACTTGACTCTATCTACTGCCATTTTCTGATATTAGTAGCTATATGAACTGGTGGATGAGGAGGATGATGAAGACGTAGATGATGAATAAGTTGTAGTTGGTGTTGTAATCACTGGATCAACTGTGACTGGTGTATTAACTCGACCAGAAATTAATGTTGCCCCTGAGGTTGTTTCTGTTACAGTAGATGTACCACTTGAGATGACAGGGGTTCTTCTTACCAATGGACTTAGTGTACTAGGAGAAACAAGATAATTTGTTCCTGATACGTCACTTCCAGATTCAATACGGTCTGTTACCATATTTACCACAGTATTGAAGGGGTCTAATTGGAGATACAAATCTTGTAGTCCAATAACATCATTTGAATATGGAGTAGCAGAAATCTCAACAATGTTTGTTCCACGGAAGACTTCTGTAGAAATAATTTTGATTGGGTTCAACATGATTTCACCCTTCAGATAATCAATAGTACCAATAGATCTTCTTAAGACTACTGGTTCAGTTGGAGAGTTGAGTTTAAACAAGAAGACTGTTCCTGTCTTAAGATCCATGTTGGGTGAATCACCAAGATAAACAGTATCAGAAATACCACTAACTTTAAATCCTGAAGAACGAATATTGTAACCAATCTGTCCCGAATGTGTACCGTGTCCGTGATTCAGAATCGCGAAACGATTACCAAAACAGATTTCATATTCAGCGAAGTCATTCATGGAAGCTTCCATGTCTCTTCTCATCTGTACAGTGGTGATGTTTGAAGTGACAGACTCATGACTATTGTCAATCACACACTGGAACTTACTGTACTTGAATCTTGCTCCAAACTTATTTAACTCAGTAGAATTAGCGTAAGCATTGATGTTTTGTGTAATCAAGCTAGAAACGAAACTTGCGTTGGGAGCCTGATTTGAATTGAAGTATACTTGAGAATCAGTCTCAACATACAAATACTTGAGGTCGATGATTTCAGTTTGGATTCCTGCAACTGAATACTTTTTAATCTGATTCTTAATGTTATCTTTGATACCAGTTGAAAGGAAAACACCGTTTGTGGGTTTGATACTCACAAAGACCTTCCCATATTGTGGTGGTGACAACTCCTCTCCACCAAAGGCCGAAATAGATTCAGTCTCTGGATAAATCTTAGGAATGATAGCCTCAAAGTCTGCTGCGGTGACCGCTCTGTTCTGTGAAGAGTAAATCTGAGTTGCATACTTCTTGATTGACTCTACACTTTCGATTGAACTTCCACCATAAGAACTTTCATTCACTGTGATAAGTGATACACCACCAGATATAACATTACTGTTATTGTCTCTCAATGATCCCCCAAACATAATTGAAGAAACACCATTACCAACATCACCATCACTGATGATATAACTTACTTCGATAAAGTTTGGTTCTTTTACTGGAACACCAAATATTCCATCTCCAAACATAAGTTCATATCTTTCACCATCAATTTCTTGAAGAAAGTAAACAGGAGAGTTATTACTTACTTCAAACAAACTATCAAATTGTTTGAAGATTCTTTGTACTGTAGAAGTTTCACTCTCCTTTACAACAACTCTCATCAGGGAAGTATCAATTCCTGAATTAGGTAAGATATATCTTTGAGACTTATTACGGGAAGATACGGTAAATGTTTGTTTGAGATATGTTCCTTGATAAACATCAATGTTAATGAAGTTTGCAAATCCATCACTATCTACTGGAACTGTGATGTCATTTGGAATCGAGAATGTTCTTCCTGAAGCATTAGAGACTTGTCGATTTGATACTCCAATAATACCTGCTTTCAGTGTGACCGTTGTTGCCGTTGTATTATTTGCGTCAACAGAAAAAGAAATATTAGCTACAGGTGCCTTTCTTGACCTAGGAAGATATCCAACATTACGTGCCAGTGATACGACGTTCTCTCTCAACGTTGCACTATCAATGAACACTTCGTTCGTCACCATATTGGCGTTATACGAAGTGATGTAGGTGTTGTATGCTAAGGTGTTAATGATCGTAGATAAGTTCGATCCTTCAAAGTCATAGTCCGTGAAATTAGAATTAGCACGAAGATAGTCTTGGATAGACCCTTTGATCTGATCGAAATCTAGATTACTAAAGTTAACTAAAGGCATCTTACCTGGTAGGTACTAAGGCAAAGGATAGTTGTTGTGGGTCAACATCAATACCAATGATGATGTACTTGATGATAATATCGTATTGATTCTCATCAAAGTCAGGTGTGACCTGAACCTCTTCAAGTTTCACTCTAGGTTCAAAGTTTTTGATGGTGTCTTCAATCTCTTCTTTGAGAGCAATTGATGTAATGTTGTCCATGGGTTCAAACAACAGTTCACTTACCCTAGAACCCAATACAGGATTGAAAGGTACATCACCAGGACTCGTGAACACCAAATTACGAACCGAACGAGCAATGGCAGTAGCATTCATCAGTGGAATCAGATCATCGTTTAATGGATTGATCTGAAAACTTGCACTGATGTCTTTAAAGCCTTTACTTACTCTTTCGGCAGGCACTAGGTTGATACAACTATTCTGCCTTATTTAGAAGGCTAATCTTCGGTTAGTGTTATCTGTTCAGCACCACAAGTGCAGATATGATCGGGATCAGAACAATCAGTTGTTTCAAAAAGACCGTCAGTGTTCTGTCTTCTTTTATTTCGTGGAGTTTGGTCATCGTTAGCGATTTCCCTGAGGAATAGTTCGTCACTCATTTTCTCTCTCCTTAGCAGTTTTCCAGAAGTATTCGTCCTCACGACCCATACCCAGTCTTTCAAATCCATTCTCTACAGAATAGAACTCAGTTGATACCTTGAAGTCAGGCATCTTGGGATCCACAGGTGTAAGACTATTATCAAAGATTCTCATTCGATTGTTTGGATACAATGCATATTGGCCATTGTCCAACTCAATCAGATTGTGAGACTTATGTTCAGCAGGATTCTCAGATGTCGCATAATCAATCACATCAGGATCTGCATGATAGTTGTCGATGGTACAAATGTATGTACCTTTTTGAATTCCATGATCTCTTGTATATAGTTCAAAGTCCATGGATCCGATGAACTGTTTTGCAATACTGACGACACCATAATCCATACAATTCCAGAACTGTAGGTTTGGTAGATTCATGTCAGGGTCAGGCAGTTCTGGTTCTGACAGAAATGCACTGATTGGTAACTTATCATACATTGCGGCATACTCAGGGAGATATGTCTCAAAGTAGAATGCACGTCCTGGGATGGACTTACAAGACACCCAGACCCCCTTGACGAACTCGCCGTGACCAGATTGATGGTCAGTGAGGTATTCCTTTCTTACCCATACTTCAACCGATGGGAGGTTACAAATCAAAGAAGCCATATGCAATAAAAAAGACCCTAGTATGTAGGGTCTGTAATATTATCGTCCTTGACCACGGTAACGCTTCTTCTTGGCGTTTCTTGAAGATGCTGCGTACTTGGTATGTTGTCCAGAACCCTGACGGGTTTTCTTGGGAGTCGCTTCGATGAACGTTGTACCCAGTAGAGACTTTTTAACTTTTGCCATAATTTACCTCAGATCACACGAGTTTTTTCATGACCCACACGAATACGAG